ACTTAAACTCAATATTTTGAAAATCTGCAATCTTTGTTATATCAACAAAAGATTCTACTAAATAGCCAGATTTATATCTAGATAACCCAGTAGCTGCGTCAATTATATCATTGTTTACCAATGCGGATTCAGAATTATTTAAGGTAGTATATTGTTCTAGATTAAGAATTCTATCCTCAATCTTTCTAATATCTTTCATTTTATAGCCCTTGGACTTAGTAGGGTATAGGATCATATCGGCAATAGTAAATGTATATGGTGGTACGTAAACTGTACCAAGAGAAATATTTCCAGGTCGAAGTATTGGTTCGGTTGGATTATCTGAAGGGACACCATATACCACATCGATCTTGCCTGTGGCATCTAAAGAAACTGAATCATATCGTGGGACATAGTACTGTATAGATGTAGTAATTCTAGAATCTACTACTGGCATGTCGATTACAGTATTGGTTATATCAAATTTTGGTCTAAAATCTAGACACTGGTGTAAATCATATATTGTACCATCTGTGATAGAAATATAAGTTTTCATATCAGTATAGTAATCTGTTAAACCAGAAGAAACATATGAGTCTACAGAGAAATAATCACCGGTACCAGAATGTGAAAAGTACTTATAAGTAACAGTAAGAGTACCAGTTGGCATAGTACCAACAAGAACCAAAGAACCAAACTCATAAGAATAATCTGTTTGACCGTTGTTAAACTTGAATCTAGAAGTTACATCACCATCAACTGTAGAAATAACCGATGTAAGCTCATAGATATCGCCGTGTGACAGCATAACAACATTTGCGGGGACAAGACCTGTATCTGGAGATCCGGCATTCGACAATAAAGTTTTTGTTCTATTAGATACAGCAGTCTTTGTTGCTGCACAAACAATCTTAATTATAGTACCGTTAACATCGGGGCCAGTATAGGTAATTGTTAATCCATCAGGAGACAGACTCAAACGAGAGTTAGGGACAATACCAGCGGCATTTGTAGCTACACAGTTACCCTGTTCAATTGGATCGATTGTGCAATTAGAAACTGTAAAGGCACCAGTGCCAGAGTTAACGGTGATTGAAATTTCTTTGAAGACTTTATATGTGGCATTAGAAGAATATACAGGAGCTCCGGCAGTACCGATATTTGTCTTAACTTTATAAACTGCGGAGATGGGCAATTTGATAATTGGTGACTGTTGAGTATTAGAACCAGTATCCTGCACGGCAGACACAGTACCTTTAGTTCCAGATGTGCCACCGGTAATACTAGAACCAAGTGTTGGGATTGCAGCAACTGTGTGTTTAGTTACATATAGAGCAGAAGAAGAGGCAATCCATTTTGTTACTGTAGCAACATTAGAAGAAGCAGATACGACCTCATTCAGAGTAAAATTCAGATTCGTTGTGTTAACCGTTAGCTTATGTACGACGTCGGCCGACCCGCCAGTGAATTTAACGGATCCGGCCGCAGCAATATCAGTAACCGTTATATTGGTCAAGTACAACTTATAGATTGCAGTTTGATCGGTAGAATTTGATTCGTGAAGATCAATAGCCACAACGTCGGCAGTACCGATGGATGTTGCTGCACCATTAGAAGCAATAGAATTGTATAGAGTTACCGAAGACCGAATACTAAAAACCGGTAGAGATTTTAAATTAGTAACATAAATGTACTGACCATAGCTAGGTATAACGGAAACACTTCTTTCCTTGATGTGATTAGGAGTAAGACCTCGGCCTTTGGGTGCCGTAATTATTCTGGGTGAAACAATTTCCGATTCAAAACCAGTAATATATGCTTTACCTGGTGCAACTTCGATTGCATAGTCATCTGCTAAACCATTAGTTAATTTACCGCCATTGAAAAGTTTCTTAAGACTTTCGGAAAGCGATAATTCAAGACCGGTAGCAATATAATCACCAGATTCATCAAACGTTCTACGTGCCAAGCTCTTTTCAAGTTCATTATACTTAGCATATCTAGAATTTGATTCAAGTACACCAGAGACGTACCTCATTAGTTCTACATAATCATCACCAACTTCGACATTGGTATCTAATGATGTAAGTGTAAGAGTAATCTTAAGACGATCTGCACCCGGTGCAGAATAGTTATAAGATCCCTGAGCAGGATCTAATAGTGTTTCATCGGCAGCTGCCGTAATAATTTCTTCTGTAATTTTAAGAAGAACTTTGCAATCCGGCACAGAAGTATATCTAGAAATAATAATATATTGTGGTAGAACTTCAACGAATGTGCCGTTTATAAAAAATACACCTGAGGTGATGAAAGCGGATACTGCACCACCCACCGAATCCACAGCACCGTCCCCAGCAGTGGCAACAGTATTAGAAAATACTAGACCACCGGTTGTGGTGATTGTAAGCAATTCAGCCGGAGCAAATACAGATTCGCCTGCTGTACCGGTGTTGAAATATGAGACAAACAGAGTAGAATTATTATCGGTAATGGTAGCAGCTGCTACCGACTTTACTAATGCTTTAAGTCCAGATGCACCAACAACGGTGGCACCATCTAACAGAGCCATATTTGCGGGAGCAGTAGCAAGATTTACGTAGCAGAGGTTAAGATCAGTGCTTACATTGCCGGGAAGCACCACAGAGCCATGTTTGAAAACATGAGAACCAAACTTTGCAATCTGGTTTCTAAGAATTGACTGAATTTGAGTTAATTCACGGGCCTGAACAGCAAAACCTGGCTTGAATAATACCTGATGAAAATTTGCAGCCGAATCGAAATCATCGAAAAACGGAGAAACATTTAGAGAAGTAGTCATATTTTAAAAATTTATAAACGTCTTGATAACGAGACCTTGTTCTGGATTGAATGTGAAAGGATTTTCATCTGAAACATACAACAAACTACCTGAAAATTTATTCACCGTCGGTGAACTTAGTAATGATGTAACAGAGTATGTTCTGGAGTTTTCTGTTTCGGCATATAAACTACCAACCGGATTGGTATATTTAATACCAAGCCGCTGTAAATAGACTTCATTGTTCATAAAGTGGACAACTCTATATTTAGAAGTACCTTGAACCAAGATTTCATCTGCAACTAGACCCGTAATATCGGTCATCACAACTTTGTATAATGTAAGAGAAGAATCTAAAGTAACAGTTTTGCCAGTCAAAACATCAGTTGGGTTCTTCAAAACTCCATACTGTCTATAATCTTGGTTGATAATATTTAAGTTATCATCTTGCTGGAGAGATGTAGCAATTGCCAACACATCGCCATATAACTCAGTAATAGCATCCCAACCATGACCAGTGGAAGGAGAAATGATTGCATATGCAGTAGCAGTTACGGCATCTTGAGCAATTGGTCTGTTAACATCGGTGAATGTAATATTTGCGTATGAATAGTCCGAACCATAGGAAGTCATGATAATTTTTGTTATGACCCCATTCTCAACGACGGGTGTTGCAATTGCACCAGTGCCGTCACCCGTAATGTTTACTACCGTCGTTGTGGTATAGTAATTCCCACCAACCATTACCTCAGCTGCAAATATTGTGCCTGGTGATGTAGTTTGTTCTACGATAGACTGTTCAGAAGAAAAATCTGAAGCTGAAATGATAGGAGAAATTGCGGCACCAATACCTGTACCGGCAACTGTGATTTTCATTGAAGTATAACCGGAACCTGGGTTTTCTACAACTACATCTAAAATTTCTGTGTTATAGATAATAGGTGAAAATACGGCACCAAAACCATCACCCTGTACTACAATAGTAGTAGCGTTATCAGATGGGTAGTTTTGGCCTGGGTCTTGAATATTCACTTTGACGATTTTACCTTCAAATACAACACAAGTTACCACAGCGGAAGCGCTTCCATAGACACCAGAACCACCTGCTCCATTCACGGTAATCACTGGAGCAGTAACGTAACCAGCTCCTGGATTTACAATAGTTGTAGAAACAATAGCACCAGTAGTACGTGATACAGAAGGAATTATAACTGCGCCACCAACGGGAAATGTCATAGTTTGACCAGTAGTATAGCCAAGCCCGGGCTGTACAATAGTTACACCCGTGATTACCCCGGCAACAATAACTGGAGTACCAACAAATCCTGCACCCAGAGAACTAATAGCAATGGAACAGCCAGCAGTATATCCAGAACCACCATTATTTATCACAATAGAGGTGACTGCGCCAAAACCGTTACAAGTAATAGTAGCCGTAGCACCAGAACCAGAAAAAGTATTAGCAGCAACGGTAAGAGATGTCAATAACGCATCTGAATAACCTGTACCAGGATTAGTAACAACCACATCATCCACAGAACCCTTGTTATAGAACGAATCAGTAATAGAACGTTGGACTGGCAAATTAACAAGGTTCATGAACCTACTTCTTTTGAAAGTAGGCACAGTATACATATATTTCCACAGATAACCATCGGCAGTTCTAAACACATAAAATGATTTGCCAGTAGGTTCTACTGTAGAAGCAGTAGTACCAGAATTATCTAAACATTTATATACATTGCTCTCGGAATTAACACAATAGAACATTTTTTGGTACATGTCCTTCGTAGAATCCCATTTGTCAAAGATGATTCCTGTTGCCCAGTCATATCTTTTAGTCACCAACGACACATCGTTAGAAGTTATTTTCTTGACATAAACGATGTTTGATCTAATCTTATTATTTTCTGTATTAGAATCAACCTCAATCACGGGAGGAGCTATATCAGAGGTACCCCAGGTTTCTGGTTTACCAAGAAAATAATAGTAGTTAGAACGTTTGTAAAGAATTTCATTGGCAATTGTTTGTGCCAAGTTTGAGTGAAATTCCTGCCGTAGTGAATTTGACATTGTATATTTCTCTTAGGAAATTGTTACTGCCCAGTTGATCGTAAGTGTATCACCAGTATCTTTATTAACAACAGAGAACACAGTTTTACATAACATTGCACCGGCAGAGCTAGCATTAAAAATTGCTGCTTCAGTAATTGCACCTGTGCCAACACCAGGGCCAAAGATTGCAGAATATGTTACCACATTAGATACCGCGGTACCACCAGCAATTACTAGTGCAACCCGAGAACCACCAATTTCCGCACCCAATGTAGTATCGGCGGCAATAGGAGAAGCGGTCGCAGTACCAAGTGCCATGTGAGACATGACATCGGTAGCTGTTCCTGTTAATCTAGAAGCAATAACAACCTTACCAGTAGTTACTACTAAGTTGGGAATTGTCTTTTGTTCTTTAATGTTGCCATTAGAATCTTTTAGAACTACTTGTAGTTCACCGGTAAGTTTGATTTGATCGTTTATCATGTTTAATATCCTAAGAATAGATAATTGTCGATAGATACATATGCCTCTGCAAAATAATCTTCCAGAGCATAAACTACTATCTGAGACGTAACAGTATCTGGAGATGTAGGTGTAACTGAATCCCCTGATAGATATTTAATGGCACTCTTTGATAAAGTTTCCGTGGCAATGGCTGAATCGGTCAATTGTTTGACAAAGTCTAGATATCTAGTTTCGGCAAACTCTGTAACAAGATCGATAAGATATATTATATTTCTAGATATAGTTCTAGAAGAATATGCATTCACATCAAATGTTGCTAATTTTTCTAAAGAAGCAAACATCTTCAATCCACCTGGGTGAACTATGTTAAGTACACTTCTAAAGTCAGAAATATCTATCGAACTCTCTAACAGGTATGAGAAGAGTTGATAAAAATAGTTATCTTCGAGTCTAATCTGCTGATTTGATAATTGACCCGAGTCGGTCTTATAAGAACCTTTAGTATTAACTACCTTACCGAGAGAGAATGTCAAAGTAGCACGAGATGCTAGCCATTGATCGATGGTAATTTCCGAATTTGATACAGAAGAAGCAGAATAGCTCTGTACAGAAGTATAAGAGAATGCTTCTGTAGATAAATTTTGAGTTGAGGGGCCGGAGTAAGATCCAACAATAGTTTCAAAGCAACCGTCCGTATAGTCTGTAATGTTCAGCACATGGTGATAGACATTTGGACCAACGGAAATCAAAGTAGAATTAATATCAATGACCGAATCTATTGGCTTATTGTTATAAGGTGAGACTACAGTAGTCTGATTAGTCTGATGATCAAAACCAAAATCTAATACTTCACATTCTAAAATTGCACCGGTTCCAGTAGCAACTTTTGTAATACGTGCAACCGTATCCTTAACAGTACCTGGAATTACCAGTACCTGACCTTTTTGCCAATCAGAGCCACCACTAAGAACCACAATGCCGGATTGAGACTGAGATATAACACCTGCATACTGAGGTGTTGGTGTACTAGAATTTATGTAGAACTTTTGATTATCATCGATGACTATCTTAGAGAATGTTTGATAGTAGAATCTAATCTTGTTAGAACCAATAATATCATAATGTGTAGAATGAATTTCAAAATTACCAGAAGCATTGGAGAAATTTATAGTATTGGTCGCAGAATTTACAGAACCGTAGATTGTTGTAAGAGTAACAAACTTCTCAATAATCCACTGACCGTCAGATGCTCGAAGGATACGATCTCCAGGAGTTGAATAAGTTACAGGGACACCAAAAAGAATCTTGAAAATAATACTAATTGCTTTTTCTGTGCCCTTGGCCTGATAAATAGCATTCAGTAGCTTGACAAAATTTCTCTTGTCAAGCTTGACATCCTTGGGGATGTATTTGGCATATGTATCTAAGAATTTAGATACATATGCCTCCATCGATATATCAATGTCAAGCTCTGATACATAGTTTTTTGCAGTACTTTTACTTACTTGATCTAGATATTCATAGTATAAAGAAATGAAGGCTCTATACAACGGAGAATCTACGCTCTCCGGTATTCTTAGTGTTACATTATCTTTCATAATTTTCTATGGTTA